ATTCCCTTGTGGAACGCCTCGACGGTCTTAAAAACACACGATGAGATTAAGAAGCTCATCTTGAGTGGTACCTCGGCACCTCCTCTCGACTCACTCTCACTTGACTGCTTTGTCAAAGCGGCCCACATGACACAATGGTACACAAATACTATACGGTTATGGTTATCTAGCCTTAAAGGGTTGGACTATGGGTTACACGCATACAAACAGACGCAGCTGGGTCTGGAAGGGGCTCTTTTACAAGAGACCCAGTCTAAACTAGTAGGGCGATTATGGGCATATGCAGAGCACGGGCTCATGGAGAAGTTTCTTAAGTGGAGTACGGCGACCCTTTGGGCCTCCATGCTTCATCAGTCAGAATTACCTCCATGTCCGGACTTTGTTAGGGCGACAGATGGGGAACGTTTGGTTTTCCTCTTTGATAACCCTCTTTGGCGAACGTTGTGTAGTTCAACCAAGAACGCTGTAGGAAAGAAATCCTTCGGTCAAATGGTAAGAATTATGATCACACTCACTAAAGACTTGTACATGACAAAGAACGCCTCACTCGCTGTTGACTCCTCCTTTGTTCAGGAAAATCTCCAAAAGCACAAGAAAATTATGTGCACCCCTAACGGGGAAGATCCTCTAAGCGATCGCATGGAAGCCCTTATTTTTAAGGCTATCCAGCAATGCTCGGACGACATCTTTGGAAAACTACCTAACCAGGACGAGAAAAAGGTTGTGAAATACGACGAAACAACAGACACTTACAAACTAGTAGACAAACATACCAGACTCATTCCCCTGGAGGCTCGGCCTCCTTCTCGTCTCCCTTCCCTTGGTGCATCGGTCAATTGTGGCCGTCACCTTGGGGGGGCAGTTGGTGATCTTTTAAAACACCATGGCGAGAAGTATACACTACCGGAACCCGCCGACGGATACTTACATTCATACTGTACATACAGGACTGAATACGTCGATGTGAGAACTCCCCACGACTCGGAACTTTTCACCGAGGCGGAGAATAGCTCACGGAAGGCGGCCTACGCTCGACTAAGTGTCGAAGCCCAGGTCGTCCCTCTGTTAGAAGCATTCAAGGTTAGGACAATCACAAAGGGTGACGCGGACCAGTATCATCTGGCGCGACGGTGGCAAAAGGTTATACATGGGATTATGCGTAAGCAAACAAACTGCAGACTGATCGGACAACCCTGCAACTCCGCAATTTTGTCACAGACATTTGGGAATTCGCCCTATTTCTCTATTTCGGGAGATAAGGACGGTTTCTTTGTGTCAGGCGACTACGAGAGTGCAACCGATCTGCTTCACCCCTTCCTTTCGGAAGTGGCTAATGAAGCAATCTGTCAACGTTTGCGCGTTCCGCTCGAGGACCAATGGGTCCTGAAGCAGTGCTTGACTGGACATGAGCTTAAGTATACGAAAAATGGACCACTACACAAACAACAATGGGGACAACTAATGGGTTCACCCTCGTCTTTTCCAATCCTCTGCCTCATCAATCTGGCAGCGACGAAAGTTGCATACGAGGAATACTTCCGATCAATCGGGGTATTAGGGAAGAACGAATACTGTGTGCTGGAGGAACTACCTATGGTGGTGAACGGGGATGACATCTTATACTGGTGTTATTCTAACGAACATTACGAAATATGGAAAGAGATCACCAAACAGTGTGGTCTGAAGTTCTCTCTCGGCAAAAATTACACTCATAAAAGGGTGGCAATTATTAACAGTGAACTCTACTTCTTCAACCCGTCGCCTAGGGTACAAACCTTTGGCAAGAGGGGTAAGGAGGGGCAAGTCTCCGCGGCACGCGTCATCTTTCAACGGATGGGATCAACCGGTCCCACGACGCTGTTTCAAAAGCAAGCCGCATTGAACTCACGTCTTCTAATTGGAGGGCAGAGAAGTCGTGGACAGCAGGGTACAACGTATACGGACATCACACTCCTCACAGATCGGGACATTGAGATCCTGGCTGCTGAGTTGAGAGTGAACCGGGTGTCGCCTAAAACATATGCGGCACCTCTTGAGCTCAACCCCGTACAACAGCAAGCCCTTAAGACCTCCCAGACGGACTATGCAAAACTTAAATATCTACAAGACTTACAGAAGAAAGATCTATTATTGAGAAATGATAATCTGGAATCCTACGTTAAGTGGAGGAATACGGTTGAGGCTAGGGCCATGAAGGGGAGGCAGATGGTTGCCGGGGATCACGACGTTAATCAGTCGCGTCCAGCAATGATGAGAGCTTACACCAAGGTCTTTAATAAGATCCAGATGGCCAAGCTAAGTGACTACAGAAAAGTTGGGTTGGAGAGGGTGGACATTGGAACGCCATTCTTTCTTCCTCAACACCTGGGGGGTTTAGGTCTAATCCCCCCTCACGATCATAAATACACCGCGTTGGAGTACCTGGAGGTAGCAACTTTGGAAGGTTGTCCCCAGTCGGCAGATAAATTCTTGAGAAGAATAACCCCTCAAGTGCCGAGGCCTGATTTTATGAAGGCCGTAGCTCATGAACTCAATCTCCAGAAAGATTTACTGGCAATTAAGAGTGAGTTCAAGACGCCCGAAGATATTGGATTACTTCGGTTCCTAGGTGAAGATGACGGTTTTTGGGAGCATGGCTTCCTTACCGGCTTCGTTTCCCAAGAGGGTATGGTCGTTGACCCCTTTGAAATAGGGGAGGCATATAATAAGGTTCGAAATATCGACCGAGCCTTCAAGTCAGAGTCACTAATGCGAGAAAAGCGACGCCAATTCAAGCAAGGCAAGATCCTTGGCATCTGGACAGAGACAAAGGTGGAAGGGAGTAAGAGGGTGGTAGCAAACGATGAGGAATTCGAGGCGCAACTGCTCCGGGAACCAATCTGGTCCGGGGTGATGCTCCAAAAGTTCCGACCGTCGCCGAAATACGAG